TTTTATCAGGATCGACTTTTCCAACTAAAGCGTCGGACTGGGCATTTGCTCTGTACAATAACTCATATCTTGTTCTTACACGGCGGATTTTCTTCCAACCTTTATCTTTGTTATCCGGAAGATTAATCAGTGTATTGATTCCAGCATCAATCCATACCTCATCTTCTGTAGACTTACTAAGAACCAAGCATCCCTTCAGTTCCGCTTTTATAATCTGAGTATTTGTAAGCGGTTCTACAAGATCTACATATCGAGTAATCACCATATGAGTCACTGCCTGATTTGCAGGAGTTGCTGCAATAAGTCCAGCAATCAAGCCGGCAGTCTGATATCCATCCAGAGTTCCCTCATTGATAAAGACTTTTGGATTGAGAACATAAACTATATTCTCACCATCAAATCCTGCTGCCGCATTCATTCTTTCGTCTAAATCTTTGTTATCTTTCTCTGCAACAACTCCAATC